CAAGCGCGGCAGAATGCTCGTCGCGTCCTATGAGGCAATTCGCTTCCAGAAGCTGGACCTGTTTTCCGTCACGCTGCGCCAGATCGGCGCGTACATCCAGACAATGCATCTGAAAGACGCGGTGGAGGTGCTGGTAAAGGGCGACGGCAACAACAACGCGGCGGCAAGCTTTACCATTGGAGATAGTCCGCTTTCCGGTACGGCAGGCACGCTGACCTATCAGCAGCTGGTGGAATTCTGGGCGCAGTTTGAACCGTATGAGCTCAACTGCTTCCTGATGAATACCGGCACAATGGTCAAGATGCTGGGGCTGAGCGAGTTCCAGAATCCGCTGACGGGTCTGAACTTCCAGGGCACGGGCGCACTGTCGACGCCGCTGGGCGCGGAGCTTCTGAAGACAAACTGCGTGGACGCCGGCAAGATTATCGGTCTGGACAGACGATACGCTCTGGAAATGGTGCAGGCGGGCGACGTGTCGGTCGAGTACGACAAGCTCATTGACCGCCAGCTCGAGCGCGCAGCCATCACGTCGATTTCCGGCTTTGGCAAGATCATGCCGGAGGCTTCGAAGGTGCTGGTGATCGGATGACGCTGTTGGAGGAGATCTATGAGGCGGCTGCGCAAGCCGCCCCCTCCGGCGCGGATGAGGAGCTTTTGCAAAGACTCTGCCGGATTTCGGCGGCGCAGTGGCAGGCGCGGCTGAAAGCGGGCGTGACGCCGGAGGACTGCCGGGAGGTATTTATCTGCGCGGCGGCATGGAGCGCGGCAGCAGGATATTTCACGCAGCAGAGCGCCGCAAGCTGGAACATTGAGAGCTTTACGGTGGGCGATGTGAGCGTGAAGACCGCAAGCGGAGAGAAGACCGCGCAGCAGACGCCGGTGCAGCGATTGACGCAGCAGGCACAGCTGCTGATGCGCCCGTTTTGCAGGGCGGAGGATTTTGCGTTCGTGGGGGTGCGCGGATGAAGGCGCTGATCGAGAGCATTCTGCAGGGCTACGGCAGCCTTGTGACGGTGCGCGACGGGCAGAGCGCAAGAACGTTCCGCGCGCTGGTGCAGCCGGTAACGGAAAAGGGCTGGGCAAGCACGCGAAAGCTCATAGAATCGCTCGGCAGGGTTCCGAAGGGGCAGTATGTGTATATCGGTCCGGCAGAAATGGAGATCAAACAGGGACAGACGGTAGAGGTCCGGCAGGAGGCGTATGTCGTCCGGCGCAGCGAGACGATGGCGCTGGGCGATGAGACGCTCTATGTATGGGCGCTTCTGACGAAGGCAGGAGGTGCGGAAAGCTGGAACAGCTGATTGAGGCGATTTTGAAGTGGCTGAAGCAGGCGGGCTTTGCGGCGGTCCGGCGGCTGCCGGAGGGCGTGTTTCCGGCGCTGACAGATACGGTAGTGGCAGTCGGAATCCGGAAGGCGGAGGCGAAGGATGCGGGGCTTTATTCGTATCTGGGCGTGCTGGAGACGGACGGAAAGCCGGTTTCGCTCTACGGAAAGCGGCTGGAAGCGGAGATCTCCATGGAGGCGCTGTGTCCCGAGGAGCAGGGCGCAAAGCGCTGCATGCAGGCGGCGGACGCGCTTGTGACGAAGCTTTCCGGCGGAGTTCCGGGTCTGACGATCAGTAGAATCTGCGCGGAGGAATGCCGGTTTGCAGCGGATGCGGACTGTTACAGCTGCAAGGTGACGGCGCATGCGCTGGCATATGTGTATGCGCTGGCAAATGAAGAGGAGACGGAGTTTACGGACTTCATATTGAAAGGAGAAGTGCAATGAGTCTGGTTTATCATGAGCGTCCGGGCGTGTATTCGAGCTACGACGCTTCGTCGATTATCGCAAGAGGCTCCACGGAGCGCGTCATCGCGCTCATCGGCAAGGCGGAGGCAAAGGCGGGGCTTTACAGGCTTCACTCGTATGCGGAGGCAAAGGAGGCGTTCGCAGAGGGAAGCGAGCTTGGCAGAATGGCGAAGCTTGCCTATCAGAACGGCGCGGGCACGGTGCTGGCAAGCCCGGTGGCGGAGGATACGCTTGAAGCGTATCAGGCGGCGCTGGCGCTGGTGTTCGCGGAAAAGGAGGCTGGCTTCTGCGTGGTGGGAAGTGCGCTGGAGACGGTGCAGAAGGCGCTGCGCGACGCGGTGGAGTCTGCCTCCAAACAAAATGGCGAATGCGTCGGCATTGTGGGTCTGGCAGAGCCGACACTCAAGAATCTGACGGACCGGGCGGCGGCTCTGAACTCCGAGCGTATGGTGCTCGTTGCGCCGGATGTGTATGTCTGGGGCGAGAGCACGCTTGCCGGCGGTCAGATGGCAGCTGCGGCGCTGGCAGGCGTGCTGACCGATCAGTCGGACCCGGCGCTGCCGCTCAACGGACAGGTTCTGTATGGCATGACCGGCGTGAGCAAGATGTATGAGGATACGGAAATTGACGCGCTGGTCAAGGGCGGTGTGACGGTTTTGGAGTGCTACGGCGGCAGGGTCAGCGTGATGCGCGGCATCACGACAAGAACAAAGACCGGACAGACGGAGGATGCGACGTTCCGCGAGCTGGGCACAATTCTGGTGATCGACGACGTGATTCCTGCAATCCGCAAGAGTCTGCGGACCAAATTTGCGCGCGCCAAGAACAATGTGCTGACAAGAAATGCAATTCGCAGTCAGGTGATCGTGGAGCTGGAGGACCGGATCGAGCGCGAGATTATTGAAAGCTATGAGAATCTGACGGTGACGGCGCTGGAGTCGGACCCCACGACGTGTCTGGTAGAGTTTGAGTTTACGGTTGTGCATGGGCTGAACCGGATTTTCCTGACTGCCCATATCAGTGTTTGAGGAGGATGAGCATGGCAATTCGGAAAATTCCGACAACGGCGGATATCTATCTGGAAGTCAACGGCGTGCGTGTGGCAGTGGTGCAGAGCTACAAGGTGACGGCAAGCCGGGAAAGCAAGGCGATTTATGCCTTCGGGCAGTCGGAGCCGGTGTCGACGATTCGCGGGCAGAGCCAGTACGTGCTGGAACTGACCCGGCTTTATGCGACCGACGAGGCAATCCGCGACGGACTGAACTTCTGCGATATGGACGATTTTTCTCTTGTTGTATGCAAGCCCGATCGGAACGTGATCTATACGGGCTGCCAGTGGAAGAGTCTGCAGGAGAGCGCAGAGGTCGGCGGCAACGTGCTGGAAAAGGTCACGGTGGAAGCCGGACGCCGGATTGAAAATCTGTTATGAGCGCAGGCGAATTTCTGACGCTTTTTGCAGGCAGCGGGAAAAGACGGCTCGAGGACGGATGGGAGCTGCGCGTGGTTCCGGCATTTGCGGTGCTGCAGGCAAGGCGCGAGGCGCTGGAGCGCAGCGCGCAGGATGATGGAGCGCTCGGGCTGTGGATGAATGCGTGCGTGCTGGCAAGGGCGCTTTACAAAGACGGGCAGCGGGCGTTTTCCGACGGGGAGGCGGTGATGCAGGCAGCTTCGGCAGAAAAAATCGAACGCTGGATGCAGGCGTATGCGGCGCTGTGCCGGGAGGATAATCCGGCATGCAGCGAGGAAAACGCGCGTCTTGCGGCGCAGGCGCTGGGGCAGGAGGACTATGAGCGGCTCAAGTGGCGCGTGCTCAAGCGTTTCGGCGTTCTGCCGTCGGAGATGCGCGCGCGGCGCATGACGGACCGGGAGTATCTCTACTGCGCGGCGCAGCTGCTGCTCGACGAGCAGGAGAAACTCGAGGCAATGTGCCCCGCGTGCAGGGAGAAGGCAAAAAGGCGGCTTTGTCCGGTGTGCGGCGAGCCGGTTCCGGAGGAAAACGCAGGATTTGATGAAGGACGGTTTGAGGAGCTAAAGAATGCTGGAGTATGTGAAACGGCTTCTTCTGATGCAGACGAAGCTGGCGGCGCAGTTTGACGCCGGGCAGACGCCGGAAATCCGGGAAACTGCGCTGCATGCGGAGGCTGTGCAGACGGAAGACGCGCTGATGGACGAGACTGCGGCAAAGACACAAAAAATGGAAGCTTCCGAGCGGGCGAAGTCCGATCAGACGCAGGAACAGACGGTGGAGGACAAGCTTCGCGAGCTGACGCGCCAGACAATGCGCATGGAAAGCCTGCAGCAGCAGAAGACGGCGCAGAAAGAGCAGGAGCAGACGAGGAGGCTGGAAGCGGCAATGACCGCGCTGCAGGAGCGCCAGATGGTCGAGCTTGAAAAACGGACGCCGGAATGTGCGCCAAGCGGTCTTACGGGGAGCTACCGGCAGACAATGACGGTTGCGGGCATTGCGTCGGGTCCGTCGCAGCGGTCGATGCAGGAAATTTCACGTTTTTTTGAGCGCGACGCCAGGCGCTATGGATAAAAGGAGGGAAAAGTATGCTCAAGATGCGGTTCGGCTCGTTTGTGTGGCCGAATAATCCGAGGACCTATACGCTCAGCTGCAAGCGGCAGACGGCGGTACATAAGATTCCAATGGGCGGCTTTGCCGTGCAGGATCTGGGCAGGACGGCGACGGTAATGCAGGGCGAGGGCGAGTTTTTCGGCGCCGGGGCGTATGACACGTTTCAGGAGCTGCTGTCGGTCTTTCAGAAGGGCGGACAGCAGATGCTGGTGCATCCGGTGTGGCAGACGGCAAGCGCGTATTTTACGGAGCTTACGCTGACGCAGGAGCCGAGAGACGATTATGTGGCGTATCGGTTTACGTTCTGTGAGGCGCCGGGTGCGGCGGGTTCCGGCGCGGCAGATGACAGCCTTTCGCAGGCAATCGGCAAGCGGTTCTGCGAGGTCGGCGCGGGACAGACGCTTTGGGAAATCTGCACGGCGTACAGACTCAGCATGCAGGCGCTTCTGCGGCTCAATCCGCAGATCGCAAAGCCGAACAGCGTCGCTGCCGGAACGAGGGTACGGGTGCAATGATCGGAATGGTAACGAGCTGCACGGGCAAGCAGACGCTGCTGCCGGCGCTGCTGCAGTGGAACATCAAGCGCACGGACGGTGAACCGTGCGACAGCTTCAGCGTCCAGTTTTTGTGCGGGAAGACGACGAAGGAACTGCTGGAACAGGCAACGGAGTTCCGGGCGACGGAAAAGGGAAGGGTTGTGTTCACGGGCATTGTGGATGATTTTGAACTGCGGCTCGGGAAAGAGGGCGCAATTGCCGAACTGACCGGGCGCGGCATGGCGGCAAGGCTTATGGACATGCAGACACCGGCGGCAGAATATGTGAGCGCGCAGCTGGAGGACATTCTCAACGCCTATGTCAGACCCTGCGGCATTACGAAAATCGAGGCGGACGAGATGCCGCCGGTCCGGAATTTTGTGGTGCAGACGGGCGCGACGTGCTATCAGGCGCTTGCGGGCTTCTGCAGGCACAGCGCGGAAATTTTCCCGCGCTTTCTGGCGGACGGAACGCTGGTGCTGCGAAAGGAGGCTGCCGGAAGCAGCATCCGGCTGGGCAGTGAGATTCTGACGGCGCAGTATGTCAGAAACCGCTACGGCGTAGCGGCAAGGCAGGTGCTGATCAACACGAGAAACGGCAGCTATCAGGCGGCGGATTATGCTGGGTTTCAGGCGCTGGGCGGCACGAGGGTGCAGTATGCCGGACGAACGGGCGATAAAATCCGCGCGACGTTCCGTACGGCAAAGCAGCGGCTGGACGATACGAAGCGCGACGAGAAGCTTCTGTACGTGACGTATCCGGGGAATTTTCTGGCAGAGCCGCTGGATCAGGCTGTCGTTTCGATCGGCGCGCTCGGCATCCGCGGAACATTTACCGTGCAGGAGGCGCAGTCCGGCTGCGACGAGACGGGCGCGACCTGCACGCTGA